CGATCACGCACGGCATCAGTATCCGGCGCGGGATCTACCCCGCCCGGTTCGATCGGTTCGGTCATGCTCAGCCTTGGGGTGCCGTGTCTCGGGGCGGCGCCGCGGCACCGGTGGCAGCGATCTCCACCGCGGCCATCTGCGCTGCGTCCTGCGCGGCGCCGGACTTGGCGACGCGGCGCGGATCGGTATCGAGGGCGAGGCCGGCCTCGTCGAGCAGGGCGTTGGCCTCGCGGATCAGCTCGACCGCGGCGCGGAAGTCGTAGCCGAAGGCGCCGGCCGCCTCGGGCTGCGGCACGAAGCCGGCGCGCACCTGGGCGATCAGGGCGGTGGTGTCCTTCAGCGGGTCGATCATCTCGTGCGCCGGCGGGACGTGGCTGACGCCGTCCGGCATCTCCGCACCCCACAGGCCGAGCAGCGCGCCCTGGGCGTGGAAGCGCTCGGCGACGGGACGGACCAGCATCGGGATCAGCATGCCGTACTGGACCTGCTCGCAGAGCCGGCGGAACTCGATCTTGCCGGCACGGAGCGAGGAGTAGTTCGCCTGGGTCAGGTCGCCGGAGACCTGGTCGTAGGTCAGGCCGGCGCCCACCGCCGCCGCCTCCAACGCCCTGCGGGCGAAGGCGGCGTGCGACCCGCCCCCCGAGGGATTCACCACCTCCACGCTGCCCATGCCACGGCGGTACAGGATCATCCCCGGCTCGAAGCTCTCGACCGCCCGGCCCTGGGCGTCGCGGAGCAGACCGGAAGCGGCGCCGGTGAGCGCCTCGTCGCCCTCCTCCGTGACCACCGCGGCGAGGCAGGCCTCGATCTTCGCCTTCATCAGCAGCGCCGCCTCGTAGTCCCCGAGATCGCGCAGCCGGAGCAGCACCGGCGCCAACCAGGAGACGTCGCGCAGCTGGCCGGGCCGGCGCTTGCGATAGACGTGCAGCACCTCCGACGCCGGGATGCGCTCGCTGCTCTGCCAGGTGGCCCCGGGCAGGATCCAGGCGGCGCCCGGATGCACGCTGTGCAGCCAGTAGCCGATCGGCGCGCCGGCCTCGCCGAGCGCGATGCCCTGGATGGTCGGCGTGCCGTCCACCATGCCGTTGCGCGCCGTGTCGAGGTGATCGCTCTCCAGCACTTGCAGCCGCAGCCCGATCGGATTGGCGGGCGACGGCGGCGCCAGCAGGAAGCGGACGAAGCACTCACCGCTCTCGACCACCGCCCGCATCACCAGCGCCTGCAGGCCGTAGAGGTCGAGCCGTCCCTCGGCATCGCACGCGGTGCCCTCCGCCCAGCGTTGCCAGGCGCGGCCATGCGCGTCGTCCGGCCAGCGCGTGGTGATGCCGGCGCCGACGGCGTTGCCGGTCCAGAGGTCGACGATGCGGCTGGCGTAGGGGTCGTTGCGGACGGCGTCGCGGGCGCGGCGGGCGACCGTCGCGGCAGCCAGACCGATCTCGGCATTGGCGCTGCCGCCGGAGGGCGCCCAGGCAGAAGCGCGGTGGTCCTGCGCCGCGGCGTAGCCGCGCAGGACCTGCCATGCGTCGCGGAGGCGTCGGATCACCCGGTTCTCTCCCGCGAGAAGCTGGCCAGCGTCACAGAGGGCCGACGGGCGGCGCTGTTCTCCGCGCCGCGCAACATGGCCAGCGCCCGGCCGAGTTCGTCGAGGCTCCGATACTCGACGGTGCGGCCTTCGAAGCTCACGCGCGTGGTGCCGCCGGTGTAGGCCGCGGCCAGCGCCGCCGCACGGCTGCCCGCCGGCTGCGCCAGCGCCCAGGCCAGGACGGCGGGATCCATCACGCCGCCCGGAGCGTCGGCAGCGGCGCCGCCGCGTTGACGAGATAGGACAGGCCGCTCGGCGGGCTCGGCATGATCGGCACGCCGGCCTGGTGCGCCAGCGCCGCGATGAACCCGTTCTCGCTCCCCGTCGTGCCGCCGCCGGCCCCGCCATCCGCCGCCGCCGAGCCGAGCAGCAGCGTGTTCCCCCCGCTGAAGGCCTGGGTGGAGGTCCCGCGCACCGAGGGCGCGCCGGAGAAGCACAGCAGCAGCCACCAGATGCCCGCCGAGATCCAGCGCGGCTGCGCGAAGGGGCAGACCGCCGCGCCGGCGGTGGCGGTGTCGGCGTCCGCCAGCGGCTCCTCGATCAGCGCGCCCGGCCGGCCGGCGCCGTTGTCGGCGGCCAAGGCCATGCGCAGGAAACCAGCGGCGCCGGTGGTCACGCTCACCGCCATGGCCGAGAACAGCCCGGGCCGGGCGAGCACGTAGGGCACGCAGTACATGCGGTTGGCCGCCATGGCGACGGCGCCGCCGGCGGCGCGCGCGTGCTGCGAGGCGTAGAACCGCCCCGGGACATAGGGCAGCATCGCCGGGGCGGGCGGCAGGTAGTGCTGGAACAGCGCGGTCATGCGAGCGGCCGGATGCCGAGGGTGATCGGGCGCTCCGCCGCCTGGTCAACCGGCGCCGCGGCGAGGCCGGAGCGCAGCCGCAACCAGCGCCAGCCGAGCAGCAGGGTCGGCGGCAGGGTGAGCGCGCGGCCGGCGGCCACCGTCAGCACCACCTCGTTGCCGAGATGGTCGTGGAGGTCGGCCCAGGCCGCGGGCTCGCCCTCGTCGAGCGAGCCCTGGACGGTGAGCGGCGCGTCGGTCCAGGCAGCGGGCAGCAGCAGCAGGCAGACGCCGTAGCCGACGCTGGCGACCGGCGCGCTCAGCGCCTGGCCGGCGGCGATACTGGTGCGCACGGGCACGATCGCGGTCATCAGGGTCTCCAGGATCAGCGCAACCAGCCGCTGCGCGGCGCGAGCCAACCGCGTGGGCGATGGGTGTCGGGTGCGGCCGGCGAAGGCGACGGGGGAACGACATTCCCGCCGGTGGGAAGTTCGGCTGCCGGCAGTGACATCGCGTCCGCCATCCGCGCCCAGCGACCATCACCCCAGCCATCCATGCCGAGCGCCGCCGCGGCCGCGCGGGCATAGACCCGGCAGTCAAGCGCCTCGTTGCGTTCGCGGGTCTTGACCCACTCCAGCCGGCGAAAGCCATTCCGGCCGGTGCGCGCGACCAGCTGCTCGGCGGTGAGCTGGCGGCAGAACTCCTCGCCCGCAGCGTGGACCGGCAGGTGCACGTAGCCCGGCGGGAAGGGATCGCCGCTCTCCTCCGTCGGCCGGTCGAGCTTCAGCCAGCCATAGGTCTCGGCCTTGAGGAAGGAGGAGCCGACCGGCCAGACCTTCAGCCCGCCGAGCTTCCGCCCGTTCCGACGCACCTCCGTCGCCGCCGGCTGGCCGATGGCGGCGCGCAACCCGTCCTGGCCCTTGACCGCGATGGCCCGGCCCGACCCGGCGCGGCGCACGAAGGCGTAGACCTCCGCCGTGGTCATGCCGTCGCCGCTGTCGATCGCTGCCATGGCGATGGGCAGGCGGTGCCCGCTCTCATGCCGCCAGCTCTCGCCGAGCAGCCGCCGGAGTTCCTCCCAGACCTGCGCCTCGAACGGGTTCCCCGCCAGCACGCGGTGCTCGACCAGCCAGGACTGGCGGTCCTCGCCCCAGGCCCAGACGCTGGCCTCGAGGCGGTCGCGCTGCACGTCCACCCCGGCGGTCAGCAGCAGCCCGCCCATCGGCACGGTGCCCGCGGGCCAGTGCTCGCGGCGGTCGTAGAGCCGCTGCCAGTCCGGCGCCTCGCCGGCCTCCTGCCAGGTCTCGCCCAGCACCGTGTTGCGAAAGGTCTTGATGGCGCGGTCGTCGCCCTGCGCCGCAAGCCAGAGCCGCGCAATCTCGGCCCACGTCATCCAGCCAGGCGGCGAGTAGAGCGCCGAGACATGGAAACCCACAGCGTGCGGGTCCGTCGCGGTGGCGGTGGCCCGCCATTCCCCCGCCGCCAGCATCTGCGCCTTGTGCTGCTCGCCGATCGGCGCGTCGCAGGCCTCGCAGAGATAGCGTGCGGTCTCCGGCTCGCCCTCGTCCCAGACCAGCCGCTCGAAGCGCAGGTGCTGCCGGTGGCCGCAATGCGGGCACGGCACGAAATAGCGCCGCTGGTCGGTCGCCAGATACTCGCGCTCGATCCGTGACAGCCCGGCGATGGTGGGCGTTGAGACCAGCAGCATCTTGCGCCGCCAGCCGAAGGTGCGGGCGCGGGCCTCGGCCAGCGCGATCGGATCGCCCTCGCCCTCGACGTCGCCGGGATAGGCGTCGATCTCGTCGAGGAACAGGAACCGCGCCGACATGGAGCGGAGCCCCACCGCGCTGTTGGCGCCGGTCATCACCAGCTGCCCGCCGGGGAACTCCTTCGAGAGCTGGCGATTGCCGCTGTCGCGGGAGCGGGCCGGCGCCACCCGCTCCCGGATCGCCGGCGTCTCCTCGACCAGCGGGTCGATGCGCTGGTCGGAGAAGCGCTTGGCCAGTTCGGTGGTCGGCTGCACCGCCAGCATCGGCCCGGGCGCGTGGTGGATGACGTAGCCGATCCAGTTGCTGCCGCAGGTGGTGGCGCCGACCTGCGCCCCTTTCATGAACACCACGCGCCGTGCCGGGTGGGAGGGCGACAGCGCGTCCATCACCTCCTTGAGGTAGGGCGTGCGCGCCGTGCGATAGGGCCCCGGCTCGGCGGAGTCGCGCGAGCCCAGCATCCGGTGCCTGTCCGCCCATTCCGAGACCAGCAGGGCCGGCTCCGGCATCATGCCGTCGCGCCAGGCCTGCAGGATCTCGGCGTCGCCGTCGAAGCGGCCGAGCTCGTCGAGGAAGTGCTTTCCTGCCATCAGCCGACGCTCACCCGAACATCGTGCCGGGCCGCGAGATGCTCGCGGAGCCGCGTGTCCATCATGGTCTGCAGCCGATGTGCATCGACGCCGAGCTCGGCTGCCATCTCGGCGGCGACGCGGGCGGGCCAGGCGAGGATGGCGTCCCGCTCCTCCTTGGCGAGGCGGTGCACGAGCAGGAGTGCGCGGGCCTTGTCGACCAGCTTGCCCTTGCGCTCGTCGATGCGAAGCCGGCGCTCCTGCGCCTTGAGCACCTCGTTCGCTGTGCGCGCGTCGTGGAACGTGCTGCCGGCGGCGCGCGGCAGGGGATCGGGCGGAGGCGCAGCGATTGCTGGCGGCGAAACAGGGCGCGGTGCCATCGGCGGGACGGGCGCAGGTTGGGGCGCGGCGAGCGTCGCCGTCTTGCGCGTCGGGTCGCTGCTCTCCGCAAGCCGCGCGCGGGTCTTTGCCACATCCCAGGCGCCGTCCGGCTCGGGCGCGATGCGGCCGGCCCGCTGCGCCTTCTGCAGGGCGGTGTGGGAGACGCCGAGGCGGCGCGCCAGCTCGCGCTGCGAGGCCACGCGGCCCGGCTCGGCGCTGGCGATCATGATGTGATCAAGACCCCTCGGAGAAAGCAATCAACGAAGCGC